TATTTTATATGCCATACCACCTAAACAAAATATTATTGGTCTACTGTCATTATCAGTTAAAATAAGTTCATTACCATCTTTGAATTTATATTTACAGTTATATAAATTATTATTTAATTCTTCATCAATATTTATATTTGTAAGTAATTTGTCAATAATATTATAAAAATCTTCTAAAAATACATTCATAATTTTTAATTAGATTTTTATTTTTTTTTTCTCTTCTCTTTCTTTCCATTCTGTAAGAATCCTTTCGTTTTCTTCTTCAGTTGTATTAAAAATTTTTTTCCAATAATACCATTCACGTAAATGCCAATAATCACTTTCACTTAAAAGTTCTTCTTCATATAATTGAACTAAAAATTTACTTTTTTTTTTTTTAAATAAAATGTATCTTTTAATATTGTCTATTTTAGTATATTTTGTACCTTCTAAAATTAGTGGTTCATCTAAATATGCCCATTCTGAACGTTCATTTGTTTTTATATATACATCTTCTATTGTTTTAGCATCTCCTATATCATACATATCTTTTTTACTCATATAATTATATATAATAGAAAAATGTATTATTAATTAAATCTTGTATACCGCAAATACATTGTCTCTTGTCATATAAACTTTTTGTTGTTGTGTTCTATCAAATACGCTGTAATTAAGTGGAATTGAACTTATGTATTTTTGTAAATGAATATTTTTATTAACAGTAACTGGTCTATTTTTACCATAATAGATTTCACAATTAAAACCGTCGATGTCTCTAACAATTACTGCCCAAACTTCACTTGTTTCTCTTACAATATCAGAGTACACAACTAATTCACCAACTTTAAAGTTTTTATTAATATTTGAAAGATGATGTCTTTCTTGGTCAGCAAGTGCTGTACCAACACGTGGATGTTTAAAGTAATGATAAAAGTATTTCAATAAAATATTTTCAATTAAATTATTGTGATTAACAGTAATTTCGTCATATATACTACTCATCAGGTCTTGAATTTCTTTTGGTGGTAAATTTGTTTCATGTAATATATTACCAATAGCAAAACTGTTTGGATTAAAAATTTTCTCTAAACCATTCCAAATTTCATTTTGAACTTCAGTTTCTTCTTGTAATCCTGGTAATAACACTTTACTATTAAAATTAGGTAATTCAATACCAAGTATATCAAACATAACAAGATAACTACAATGTGGTACAAAATAATCAACATTATTTATAATGTATTTATAATACGTTTTAGTATCAAATAAAGGTAAACTCTTAATAAAGATATTGTCTTTAATATTTAAGTTTCTAATACAGAATTTATTTTTTTGCATTGTTAATAGACCATGAAGTATTTGGAAAATTACGTTTTTCCATGTATCTACACTATGAATACCTGTTTTAGTCATTGTTTTTACTGGTAAAACTTTCGTGTCGTATTCACGTGATGTCCATTTATATAAATTTTCTTCAGCACATTCTGTTACTATCATTAATGAAACTTTTGAGTCACTTGCCATAATTTCTTCTTCTGGTTTGATGTATTCTGAAACTTTCTTTTGTGGTAAATCACGTTGAATATGATAATTGTATTTTATTCTTAAATTACTGACAAAGTCTGGATCACTACTTTTAATTTGTTCTATTTTTTCTATAATACGTTTTAAACGGTCACTTGTTGGAAAATCTGAGTTATATACTGTACCCAAGTCTTGTGGAAAGTCATTTACTTTTACTACATAAACTCCATAATGATAATTACCATGTACATTGTCTGGAATATCAATAAAGTATTTGTCATCTAAATGACGATAATTAATATTGTATCGATTATTTGTTTTTCTAAATACATTATGTAAAACACTTTGTTTTAATTGATGATAAATTTTACCTCCAATATCAGTATACAAATTGTCAGAATTTCTTACAACAAGATAATTATTATTTTGGTCTACAAACATTACACCAACACCACTATATTTTTTACCATTATAACTAATATATTGTGGAACAGGATTACTATTTGCAAGGAGTGTTCTGTATTTATTTAATTTATTATATTTATAAGAAATTAATTTAGCAACGTCATTTCTATTTTTATTAATGTCATCAAATTTAATTTTATTCTTATTCATAAAGTATCCATATAAAAAGATAAAATGAGGACTTTTACCTTTATCAATAATTTCATTTAATACAAATTGATAATACATTAATTCACGCCAACAATTAAAATCTGTATTTCTTAAATATGGCAACACCGGATATTGATATTCTGCATTATCTAATCTATAAATACGTAAATTAATTGATACACTATTTACACCTGCAATTATACCTGTAGATACTTTATTAAAACGAATAGGATAACCACAACGTATAATTACAGTGTCATATGGAACAGATGGATAAATGTCTTTCTTGTAGTATTTAGGATTAGATTCAAGTATTTTAACGTGTGAAAGTATGCTTCTTTCATTTTTATTTGCTAAATGAATTTCTTTTCCATCTCTTCCATTTAATATAAAATTTCTTACTAAACTATGAATTGACAATCTTGACTTAATTGTAGAATAATAGTGTTTTACTTGTTCATCAGTCAGAACATCTTGATATAAACTATTAACTAATCCAAGGTGGTCTCCTAATAATGGATTATTTATTGTATAGTTATGTATTACAGGATTATAATAATTTGGATACATCCACATTTTTGGAAATTCTGGTTCTTTTATTGGAATAAAAGGAGCTGTCATTTTAGTTTCTTCTGGTTTTTTTGTTGTATTGACAAATTTTTCTTTTTTTCTTTCTTCATATACTGCTCTTTTATCATTATTTTCAATATTCACAGTTTCATAAACTGGTTCAAGAAGTGATTCTCCACCATTTTGATTATTCAAAAAAAAAAATTGTTCGCTATCTGTATATTTTGCACCTCCTGTTTGAGATGTCATTTTAGGATTAATTGAGTTTTCAATTTGCTTTCTATAATTTGTAACTATACTAGAAACTTCATTCATATTATTATCATTATTTTCTTTTTCAGGTTTTTTATATAAAGTATTTTTTATTGTGTTGTCCATATCAATCTTATTATATAATAATTTGCGAATATTATCATTTGATTGACGATTATATAAAGTATCCAAATTTGGTTCATGTGTATTTTTATTTGATTTTACACTTTCCGTTTCTGTATCAGTTACATTTAACCAATTAGAATCTTCTGTGTCTGTACTAATAGAACTTGTATCAGACACTTCCGAAAACCATTTTTTATTTGTTTTTTGTATGTCGTCGGTACTTTCACTGTCGCTTTCGTTATCGTCTTCACTGTCTTCTTCAACTTGATTTTCAATATCAGTGTCATTGTCGTAACTTTCCATTTCTTCTAAATTTTCAGTAAATTCTTTATTACTTAATTCATTTTCTGAGTCTTTTCCGCTTAAAGAACCTTCAATAAGAAGATAGTTTTCACTTGCTGTATTTGTTTTATTCTTCTTTTCTATTTCATCAAAAAATTTATTTGATTCTGCTATTTCTTCATTTCTTTCAGTGTCTTCTTCACTTTCTTCTTCGTCTTCGTTGTCGCCTTCAATTATTACGTCATCATCTAAAATTTCAGCTTGTTCGGTATATGTTATTTCACTTTCTTTTTTACTGGGAATATCAATACTTGCCTTTTTAGTAAAAAGTTTTGTATCTTCACTTTTAATAGAAGCACTTTTATTTTGTGGTATTTCTGTTTCTTTAGGAGTCTTATTTTCTAATAACTGTGCTATACTTAATCCACTCAGTATTTTTTCATCAATATCTATAGGTTGTTTAAATTCATTAAAAAAGTCATCGAAAATTATTTCTTTATATGATTCGTATTTTTCAATTCTACTAATAAATTGTTTTAAACCAGGAAATGTAAAGTCTTTGAAATCATCAATAATACTCGTTGTGTCAATTTTAATTGTGGTACTTTGATTAAAATTACAATTTTCAAAACAAGTAACCTTTACTTCACATCCAACATTTGGTAAAATGTAAGTAACACCATCAACAACAAATTTATTATAAGTTGTGTCTTCTGGATCAATTAAATATACATAAATGTTGTCAGTTTTTAAAGCGTTGTGTTGAAATTTTGGATACAACTTTTTATAATTAAAAAGTGTTAAAAAAATATAAAATAGAACAACTTTAATATCCATTAATTTATTATGTTCTTTTAAGAATTCAGTTAAAGTAATCATTTTAAAAAAATGTTCAGTTAATTCAACTGAATAAGTTTTAGAAGAATCTAATTCAATTTCATAAATTTTTAATTTTTTTTTTAATGTTTCTGGAACTTTCTTTAATTCAATATTCATAATGGGTAATTCTGTTGAATTTAAATTAGTCTTAGCACCAATTCCACTAAAAATAAATTTTGCTAATTTTGAATTATTTTTTTTTGAATAAATGTCATTTTTATTTTCTTTTTGTGAATGTTCTCTAATTTGAATATTAAAATTGATAGTATCGTATATCTTAAATAATTTACGATTTTTATCTAATAATTTCCATTTTTTTTCTGTAAGTTTATTAATTATATTTTGTCCTCCTAATTTTCTCAAGTCATTTAATTTTATGTCATCTAATTCTATATTTATAATAAATGTCTTTTTATCTGCTGAATAATAAAGATCTCTTAATGTATGTGTAAGATTTTCTATTTGTTTCATTATAATTTAAGTTTATATTTTATTTCTGTTTATATACCTCTAATTTTTTTTGTAATTTCTTAATTTGTCCCTCTAATTCCTTAATTCGACCACTGTATTTTTCTTGTACTTCTTCTACAGTCATTTTTTTAAAAAATGTACTTTTTTTAGTATTAACTGACCAACTCTTTGTTCCATTAGAAAGAACTACGTAATCTTCAACTTTATCTTTATTTTTTAATATTCCACCCATTCTAAATAATTTTTCTACTTTTTTTGTTTTAGGATCTTCTTTATAACTGAAATAACGTAAATGTGAATTTATAGGAACATCTACTATATTTTTAACAAGTGTATAATTTTGTAATTTCTCTTTAATTTGTTTTTCATCCAAATTTTCTTGATAAGTTTTTTTAGGTCTATTGTAATTGTCATTATTTAATCGCACCATATACTATAAGTAAGTTAAATATTTAATTAAATAATTTTATTAATAATAACATTATTTCTAAAGAAATTACTAATATCCGAGTCGTAATTGTCTTTTTTATAAAAAGTATAATCTTTTTTATAAACACGCCACAGTTTACCAGAGTTAAAATTTTTTAGTAAGTAGTATTCAGGATACTTTTTAATTAAAATTCCAATACCTTTTTGATTATTATTTTCATCAAAATACTTGAGTATGTCTCCTCTAAAAACTTTTGTATTTGAATCAATTAATACGTAATTCGTCATATTAATACTTAGATTATTTTCTTAATAAGTTATTCATAGAATAACCGTGAAAATCCATTAGCAATTCTAAGTATATTATAATTTACAGCATATACAATTAATTCTAAAGTGTAGTCTTTATTTAATAAATAAGGGTCTAAAGTTACTTGAATACTTTTATGTGGAATTTCACCTATATTTAAACTACCTGTTGGTTGATAAATTTCTGGTTCTAAACTAAAACTATAAACGTTAATACCGTTATTAGGTGTTCTTGAATGTCTGGCGTGAGGTTGAACTACTGAATAAAACATTGTTGTATTATCATTACTGATAACTTCATTATAAATAATAATTTGAGACTTCACAATTGGTTTAATTTTTGTATTTGGAATGTAATATTCTGAGTCAAAATTACCATTTTTGTCAGATACAACTACAACCCAAATTAGTTCTAAACAAGGATGAAAAAAGTCTATGTCCATAGATATTGTATTTTGTTTAGTTGTAGAATAAGTATTAATTTTTTGTGTTTGTACAATTAAGTATTCTAATGGTGTAGTTGTAAATTTAACTTTTTCTGGATGTTCTACAGAAACATATTCAGTCATAAAATATGCATTTGTTAAATGAACTACTGTATAATTAGGTTGTTCTAAAGTAGGAACTACAGTTACTAAATTACTGAGGTCACTAAAGGTCACTTTAAATACAATTTCGTGGTACCTTAAAGCAATACAAGGAATTGCAAGTGTATTATGTAAATTAAACCATAAAACTAAAGGAATATATAAATTAAAATTATTATTACCATTAGGTGTTATCATATTTTCATAAATTGGATTATCTAATTTATTATTAAGTTGCATAAAACAATTAAAAAAATGTGAATCATATTCAGCAATCTTATTACCACCAATTTCGAGTACTATATTTTTTATTATAAAATGTGCGAAGTACTTTAAGAAATTAATTTGTAATTTCTTATTTAAAAATGATAAAATTGGATGATTTAAAATTGTATTCATTGTACTTCTATAATCAACTTTACTAAAACTATTTTTTGAATAAAAACTACTTAATAAATTAATATAATAAACATAATCAATTAAAAGATATACTCTATAAATTTCATTTTGTGAATACAACTCTAATAATTCTGAAATTGTAATTATATTTTCTGTATTTTCTGCGATATTTTCTAAATGAACGGGTTTAAATTCGTAGTAACTTTCATCAAGATTAACTTTTATTTTTCCATCTAATTCTGAAACTGCTAATTCTTCGTTAGAATAATTAGTTAAAGTACCACTTCTGATTTTATCCAGAATATCTGTAATACCTAATTGTGTAATTATGTCTTGAACTAAGTTAAAAGACAATGTAGAAACTTCATTAAGACGATTTTCAATTAGTGTTTTTAAAGGGTCAATTGTGATGTCAATTGAACCAATGAGATTATCTAATTGTGAAATTGTCAAAGGTTTTTGATCTAAAGTTATATTACAAACCAGATACATACGATGCACCAAGTCCCCAACTTTAGATAATGTCAATGATACTTCTTTATTCCAATCTGGCGTATCGTCAAACTGCTCTATAATGGATTCTTTACAAAACATCGAATAACGATAATAAATAATTCTAAAATAACTTATTTGTGGATTAATATTAAATAAATTACTATATTGACTCTCATACACTAGTTGTAAAATACCAGAGGTCATACTTATAATAATGTGTATAAATTTAAGTTATGAAAAATCAGTGAAATTTTTTTCAAATAAAAATTTATGGTTGTGTTCCACATTTTTTTGTACATCTTGAACAAAAATTGTCGTGAAAAAAAGTACCACATTCGTCCCAACACTTATTACAGTAATCTTGATTAGAACCTCTCAAATTGTTTCCATTTACAACATTACAAATTATTAGAAAAATTACAAATAATTTTGACATATTTATTGTTTAGAAAAATAAATATCTTAAACGATATTACAAATGTTGTAACTATCTAAAAGAAAAGTTATAATTTATTGTAATAGTATTATGAGTCTTGAATTAAATAAAACGACCCAAAGTACCCCTCGAAGAAGGGGCAGAAAACCCCTTAGTGCCAAGAAGGAACTTGACAAAGACATAATAAAGGAACATCTAACTAATTTAGAAGTACATACAGAAACTTTAATAGCTCATATACCATTAGAAAATGAGGATTTGTTTGAATGTCATACATTTACTGACAACAATAAAATTGATGACGTTACAAAATTAAAATCTAAAATTAAAGAATTACAAAATGAAATAAAATTATTAAAAGAAAAACAAACTGTTATTAAAGAAATTAATAGAAATGAACCAGTTGTTATTGAATCAACATTACCAACATTTAAATTGAATGAAATAAATGAATATTCAAGTGTTAAGTGTTGGTGGTGTTGTAATACATTTAAAAGTAAAGCAATTTATTTACCACACAAATTAATTAATAATATTTATTATGTCACAGGAATATTCTGTTCTTTTAATTGTGTTTTGTCATATAACTACAATATTAAAGACGCTTATACAGTTACAAGAGCAAATTTAATTTATTTAATGTATTCACAATTATTAAGCCCTATTGAACACATCGTTCCAGCACCACCAAAAGAAGTACTCATTGAATTTGGTGGATATCTTACAATTGATGAATATCGTGAAAAAAGTGTAATTTATTCAAGAGAAATTAAAGTAGTATTACCACCTATGAAATCATTACACCTCGTAATTGAAGACATTAATTTTAATTATCCAAGTAATAAGAAAGAATTTATTCCATTAAATGAAGATGATTTACAAAATGCTAAAAAACAATTAAAATTAAAAAGAAGTCAACCTAAGAAATCTAACTTCATAAGCATAGAGGAATCATTGGGGCTCATTAAAGTGTAATTCATTTATTAGATTTTTGTTTTTTTATAGTTTCTTTTTTAGGTATTCCACAAAGGGCATTTACTCCCATACATAATGTATCTGTCATATCAGCTTGGTCTTTTTTAGAATTTAATAAAGGTAACCATTTATTAGACTGTTCTTCAGAAAATTTATTTTCTAATATGTACTTTACAATTTGAATAGACATCCATTTACGTTGTGCATATTTTCCTTTTAACTTACAGACTAATTCTGGACCATCATAATTAATTTTTAATTTCTGTGAAGCACGTACAAATTTAATATTACAATTTGTACCAATATAAAATTCAATTAATTTTCCATAAATAATGTGAGAAATTAATTTCATACTTGGGTTAAGTGTTGGTTGTAATTCTATTAGAATATCGGTAATTTGTGAAAAGATTTCTTTATTAATCGCTATTATTTCATTTAATTTAATAATGACACTAACTGCTATTTCTTGTAAAGAATAGTTTTTAATTTTCTTTTCTTTATAATTATTATTTTTTTTAATAGGAATGTCTTTAGGGAAGTGTGTTTTACAACAATAAATAACAGGATTTAATTCAATTTTGTATTTACAAATTTTATTACAAATTGTCCCGCTTTTAGTATGAAAAGTACAATGCTTAGTTGTGTCTTCTAAAGTATTATATACATCCCAAAGTATTACTTCATAAGTTTTTAAATCTTTACGGTCAGTAGCCTTCATAATACACAACGAAAGATGTTTAATACCGATGTCAATTGCAAGTAGCATACTTATAATAATTTAATTATTTCAAATTATATACGCACTTAAACGCAATATTTGTTCAGCAACAATTTAAACAAGTGTAATTATATAAATATAATGTTCAAAAACTTAATTCTATTGACGATGACATTTAGAATTTATTTAAATTACTATTTAGGAAATTACGTTTATGTAGGAAGATTATTAAAATACTACTGTGAATTGCTTGGTCCTACATTTATAAAAATATGTCAAATGTTATCTTATCGTGACGACCTTTTACCAGAAGAAACTTTACGTGAATTAAAAACACTTTTACACACTTGTTCACCAGAAAAAGATTTAGATAAAAAAATTATTTCTAAATTCCCATCAGTTACTAACCTAACATTAATTGGTTCAGGTTCAATTGCACAAGTATATTCTGGATTTATTGATGACAAGCAGTACGCTTTTAAAGTGAAAAGAACAAATATAGCACAAAAAATGGAAGAAGAAATTAAATTATTAGAGGGTTGGTTAAATTATATGGATAAAAGGTATCCATATTATAAAATAACTGAACGTTTTAAAATTTTTAAAAAATCTATTTTAATTCAAACAGACTTTCAAAAAGAAATTGAAAATAATAAATTAATTAGTAAAGGAACAAAAAAATTAAAAAATGTTTCAGTTGTAAATATTATTGAAGACCTATCAGACAATGACATCATTGTTATGGAATACATCGATGGAAAACCATTATGTGATTCTGAAAATATAAATGAAATAGACATCTTACGTGAAATAATTAAATTGTGGTTAAATACATTATTTGATTATTCAATTATTCATGGGGATCTACATTATGGAAATATTTTGGTTAAAGACCATAAAATTGTTATTATTGATTTTGGATTAGTATTTAATATTAAACCATCAATTCAAGTTTCATTTATTCAGTATTTGAATTATTGTGTCAAATTAGAGGGTGAAAAAATATACAATTGGTTAATTGATAATTATATTCAAGGTGATATTACAGAAAACTTTAAACAAGAATTACTTGATGTTATTTATTTTTATAAAAATAATAATAATATGAGAGTATGGGACTTCGGAAAAGATATTAATAAAATTATTTTTAAATACAATTTGTTTTTAAATGAAGAATATATTGAATTAGAAATTAGTCAAGCAACTTCATCAGCTGTACTTCGCACTTTAAATGATTCACCAGAAGTATTAAAGATTATTTTAGAGGAATTAGAATTACTATAAGTAATAGACTTCGTCTAGTTATTTTTTAATTTGTGATATACATTATGAGGACAATTGGTAATAGAACCGTAGATAATAATAATAAAGTGGTACGTTTTAAAGGTGTCTCTAAAACTGGATTAGAATATTTAGGATTAGATTTATACAGTATAATTCCAGAAGCAATTGATATTGACATAAATGCAATGAATGTATGGGGTTTAAATACAATTAGAATTGCAATGCGTGATATTCATTGGTTATATAATCAACAATATAAAAATGTAATTGATTTAATAGTTAAAAAATATACTGAACATAATTACTATATAATACTTGATTTACATTTACAAGGAGAAAATTTAAATCAAGACTATTTTTTATTAAAAGAACACTCTATGGACTTTTGGAGTGAAGTAAGTAAATACTATACTGACCCAAATATTATGTTTGAAATTTTTAATGAACCACACAATATACCTCCTGATGTCTGGTGGTATGGAAATGACCAATACTTTGGATATAAACAAATTTTAGATGAAATTAGAAAAAATTCAAATAATATTTGTATTTTAGGCGGTTTAGATTATTCTTATCAGTGGAATTTTTTAAAGTATCACACAGATATTTTTAATGAATTAAAAAATTATACCAATATTATTTTATCATCACATCCATATGGTTATCGTGGTGCACCTGTTGGTAATGGTGAAGGAACAAATCAAATTCCTTATATTGTAAAGTATCCCACTGATAATTTTTCTGGAGATTGTTCTTCAGGTTACACCTTTCCTACAGTTAATAAAGAATCTTATGGATGGGAAGAATCATTTGGATTTTTAAAAAATGATTTTCCAATTATTGCAACTGAATTTGGTTTAGACCAAGAAACAACAGCAATTCAAGGAGGATGGTATGTACAAGACCTATTAGAGTACTTTAAAAAAAAAGAAATTGATTTTATTGGTTGGGCATGGGTTCCAGACCGTTTAAATTATCCATCTCTTATTAATAGTAATTTAGAACCTACTGGAATCGCAGACAAATTTCCTTTTGGTCCAGCTTGTAGTGTTAAAGACAACAACTTTTATGGAGGTCCAGGTAAAGTAGTATTTAATTATCATCTTGATACAAAAAAAACATTTTTGACACTCTTCTTTTATTTCTTTAAAAAATTATGGAGAAAATTAAAACACAGACCTTGAAAAAATTATAGTAATGCCGAAGGCAGTACTATAATTATTGAAAAAAATATATTTAGAGACTTGTAATCATAAATAGTATGGCAAAATACCTAAATAATTCTTTTTTTAATGAATCAATTTTACCTGATCATTTAAACGTTTCAACAATTTCGCTTAGTTTTCAAATGAATACAATTGTAAATATTGATGACGTAGCTAAAGAAGTACAACTAAATCCAAATGGTATTTGTAGTATTGATTATAAAGGAAACCTAAACACATTAAATGATAAAAAGAAAAAGAAGAAAAGAAAAGAAAATAACTTTTATAATTCCATTACAATTGAAATTATGGGTTGTAGTGATAAAAGTATTAATTTTAAAATTTTTAAAAATGGTGGAGTACAAGCTGCAGGATGTAAAAGTATGGTAGATGGAGATCGTGCTATACAAACACTTGTTAATACTTTAAATCCAAAGTACGTGACAGAACCAATTAGAATTACTGATTTAAAAATTAACTTAATTAATGTTAATTTTAAATTAAAATTTTGTGTAAATAGAGAAAAATTACATAAAATTTTACTTGAAGAATGTATCCCTTGTGCATATGAAAAATGCAAACATGCAGGAGTAAAAATTGAGTTTGTACCAGAAAATAAAGAGTCACCAATTTCTATTTTTATTTTTGAAAGTGGTTCAATTGTAATTACTGGTTCAAAGAACGAACGACATATTCTGTCAGGATACAATTATATTACTAATTTAATTAAAACTCACAAAGAATTTATATTTAAAATTCCTTACGAAACTCTTTTAGAAAATGCTCGAAAATCAAGTTTTAAACATCTTATTACTGGTACTTAGTACTCAATTTTCATCTCATTACGAGTTTTTAATTTTTGTCTTGATAAATCAATAGTGTTTCTTTGTATATTACCTGATTTTGCCTCTAATTCTACACGATCATACCATGAAAGTTCTTTTGATGGAATTATATTTTCACTATCAATATTTCTATCTAAACAAACTGTATTTTTAATTGCATTTGGTAAAATGTCACGATTACTCATTTGTACACTTGGTAATCTAAATGATCCTTGAGTATTAATTTGTGGAATATGTGCTAAACTAACTTGCGTTGGATAACGTTTTTCTTCATTACTGTAAATTTCATTTCGGCAATCACGAATTGTAATATTGTTTTGTTCAATTTGTGTGTGTTTCTTAAATTGACCTTGTGATGCACCAGGCATTGAATTTGGATTAATTTCTCTTTGTGTTGTTTTAGATTGATGTGGATTACTTATATAACCACGTCCATCTTGTGTTGAACTACCAATTGGTGCTGTATAATTTTGAAGATGTGTTGTTTGTTTAATTGTTTCCTTTGGTTTATCATTAGGGTCGTATGCTTGTGAACCAGTGAAGAAAGAACTAATAAAACCATAGTTATCTGAATTAATTTCAGTTGTTTGTCTAATAGTATTTTTAGGTAAGTTTTCTGGGTTATGTACCTGAGATTGTGGTACTTGTGATGAAATAATGGTTTCACGAGTATTAAGACTACTTGTTTGTTTAATTGTTTCTTTTGGTTTGTCATTAGGATCAAAAACGGTTTGTCCAATTTGAGAACCAAGTACATAACCTACATTTTCAGCATTAATAAGTGTTGTTTGTTTTGTTGTATTTTTAGGTAAATCGTAGAGACTGTATGCTTGAGATTCAGGAACACGTGAAGATACTACTGTACCAAAATTTTCAGGATTATTAATTGTTGTTTGTTTAATAGTTTGTTTTGGTGTATCATTAGGATCATATACTGAACCTAAAGGACCACCAGACATTATATAACCAAGAAGGTCATTATTATTTATTTGTGTTTCTTTAATTGTACTTTTTGGTAAATCTTGAGGATTAAAAACATAGTCTGGAGCTAAAATACTACTCATAATGTAACCTAATTGATTAGGATTTGTAATTGTTGTTTGTTTAATAGTGTCTTTAGGAGTATCATATGGATTAAACACGGTTTCTTTCTTGACGTTACTTGTAGCACCAAGAATGTCATTAACAAGTGTAGTTTGTTTAATAGTTTGTCTTGGTGTATCATCAAAATTAATTGCTTTTGCTTTGTTGTGATTAGTACTAACACCACTTTGATAAGTATTATTTGACATTGTTTGTCTTTGTGTATCTGGTAAAATAATTGTACTTGGATCATTTAGTGATTGTGCTTTTACACTATAACTGGCACCTAATGGTTCAGGTTCAGCATATTCATTACGTTTTGGATCTTCGATACTAACCTTAAGTCTTTGTTCTTTTGAGTAAGTTGCAGAGTTATAAGCAGGACCAGTGTAACTACGTTTATTGATGTCACGTTCAGTTGGTTTCATATCAAATTCACCTACACGTTTTGTAGCAGTATATTGTGCTCTTCCTTTTTCTATTGGACGATCAACCATAAAAGTATCAGCAGTTCTTTTTTCAAAAGGTGCAACAACAGGTTGTTTAGAAATAAATTGACCAGGAACAACTTGATTTTTGTAAGTTACTTTTTGATGTATAGCAGTACGAAGGTCGTCAACATTTTTAGGTAAAATACGGAATAATGGATGTAATCCACGTTGTGAGTTGTCATTAGGGTCACGACCTAAACCAGGTGGTACTCTTTGTGGTTCAGTAAGTCTGGCATCATTACGGCGGTCACTTGTAACAATACGATCTTTATAATCTGTAAAATTGTATTGTTCATTTTTTCCTTTTGAAAAACCTGTGTGTGGTGAAAACATATTTGGAACTTCTTGTTTAACAGGAATACGGTCGTAACTATTACCTAAGAAATTTTCGATGATAGGATTTTTATTGAAAGTTGGTTGTGGTATACGTTCTCCATTAATCATAGTAAAACCTCCACGATTATGATACATATTATTGTGTTTGAAGTCTTTGCTTTTTACAACGTTGTAATCAAAATTTAAATTTTCAATATTGGTATACTTAGTATTATTAAGATCAGTAATAGGTTCTTTAGTGTAAGTTGCTAACTGAAATTGTTTTACCCACGAATCATCATTAATTTTTGAATTATTTACGTGATCTTTTACTATATGTTTAAACGCATTATCAATACTTGTTTCTATAACTTTTTCTCTTTTTTTAAATAAATCATCAGGTAATATTTTGGCATAAAAATTTAATAATTCCATTATAAAGTTATATAGAAAAAAATTTTCTGTTAAGTGAAACTTGTTATACAATTTTAGTAATGCCGTTGGCAAATAATAAAAATCTATGATTTTTATTATTATTCATTTTAAAATTTAAATTTTAAAATGTACTTCGCTATGCTAAAATCTCTTTGAGATTTTACTACGTCAAGAAATACTAGATGAAATAGTAATTTTACAAAGTAGAATTACTGATGAAAAATTTTAGTCTTGTCCCTGACAAGACCTTACGGTGAAATTTGTTTTATAAATTTCATGATGAAATCGTAATTTTACAAAGTAAAATTACTGAACGTAGTGAGGTAGTGCTTACAGCACTACTAAAATTGTATAATTATTTAGTCTTGTCTTTGACAAGCATTAATCGTATTATTTTTTAATAAACTGAATTTTTAATAATTTTATCAACTACTCTTTTTTCTAATGTTGTGTCTTTTCTTAAATTGACTTTGTATTGGTCAATAGCGATGTCACGACTGCTCATAAAACCAGGATTACGTGGTAAAGGTGCTACGTCTTGATGATTAATAGGAGTGCCATAGAAAATTAAGTGTTGTTGTGAAAGTCCTTTGTAATTTACACGAGGATTAGAAATAGTTGAATGTTTAGACATTAATTCACCATTCATACAACTTTTTAATGTAAGACTGTTATTTAATTTATTAACAGTTGGTAAAAATGAATCTACACGTCCATTATTAAATTGTTTTTTATCCATTTTCCAATCTCTATTAGTAAGTACATTTTCTACTTCAATTAAATTATTGTCAAGTGGTCTAGGATTTGAAGGTCCTACAACACTTGGTTCAGGTAAGCATGTATCACAATTTAAACCATAGTATCCAGATAATAGATGCCCCATAGGATCTACAGATTGTTTAACTTGTGCTTGATAAGCACTATCATCATATCTTAAGCGATTAGAAGACATATATATACTATATATATTTTATTTTAAGCACATTTAAAAGTTTTAAAAGTATTATTATTAAATCCTGGTGTGGATGGTTTAACTAAATTAGTCCATACAACATTGCGATCACATACACGATGATTTACAAAATTTTTGTTGTCTAATCTACATTGTGTAGGGTTGTCACAAGTAGGACGGTGTTTTTGTGAATCACAACGACTTTGTTTTCTATTAATATTTAAAAGGTCATTTTCAATAGAAACACGGTCATTAAATTTTAATTCTGAAGTTAAAGGACTGTTATTTTTTCCACACCAATCGCAAGTTAAGTATTTACCACTGTATAATTGATATGTAAGTGGTGATACACTTTCAACATTACGTTGTTGGTAATCACAGTTGTCATAAGAAAGTCTGTTTGAACTCATATATAAATACCTATATATAAATTTTAAATTAATTTAAATTTTTATTAAAGGAAATTAAAATTATTTATGTTTAGACTCTTGATAACTGTTCTTCAAAACTTTTTAATATTTCTTTACGTTGTTCATACGGAATATTTTTATCTCTCATAATAACACCGAGATCACCATGTGCCTTAACAAGTTCATTTTGTAATTTTGGTTCGAATTTTCTCTTCATTACAAATTCTTTAATTTTTTTTGCAGCGAAAATTTGTTGTGCTGTACTTTGTTGATTATTTTCTGAAATTACTGTAGTTTCTTGTTCAAATTCCATTGTATAAAGATTACCTTGTGAATTTTCTAATTCTTCACGTACATTATCTACAGCTCCTTCAAGAGTTTGTTTAAGTTGTGGTTCAGTAGCATTATTTAAAAATTGTTGTAAATCTTTTGAACTAATATCAGCTTTTCTTATACCAAATATATCTTTTAATTTTCTAAATAATGATGGACCTTTTTTTGCCATTAATTTATCATCAAAATTGAAATCTCTAAATCCTATTAATGGACAGAATTTTGTAATACAACTTGAATCAAGTGTACTCTTTTTAACATTAACAATATTATTCACTATTAATTGAATACTATCTCTTAATTTTCCAGCATCTGTTTTAATATCTTCTTTATTCAAAGGATTATTTGTGTAGAAGTCTTCAAATTTTTTATTAATTGCATTGTAGGCACTATCGATATCATCTTTTGTTGATACTGCTAATTTTCTTAAGGAATTTAAATCTTTATCTTGATCATTAAATTTAACTGTTTTACATAATTTAAGAAGGTCAATTGAAATATCTTTTTTAATATTATTTTCATTTAATGAAATTTGATTATAAAAATCTATAATATCTTGTTTAAGACGAGATAAATCTGATTCTGAAAATTCTATTTCATCACCGGTTATTTCAGGAAATTGCTTTTTGTCTTCATCAGATACTTTTGATAAAATAGTACCAGACTGTTTTATAGATATAATATACATATATATTTCACGAATTGGATCTTTTTTAGCAATTTGATTATCACTTGAATAAGCTTGTTTTAATAATTCACGTAATATATCCATTGTTTTATTAATAAAATATGTTTGTTTCTTTGCTCGTGTCATAATTTCTCTAAATTTGGCGATTTGTGTATCAGGTGAAATAACTTGTGTTGCGACAGGTGATGTAGGTGCACTAGTTGCAGGAGGACCTTTTTTCTTAAAAAACCCTCCAACTGCTGTCATTTTTTCTTCTTGTTCCTTTTTAATTGTTTCTGCACTTCGTGGTGTTAGACTTGTTTGGTCTCCTGTTTGATCTACACTACCAGTTAAATTAGTTTGGGTAAAAGTAAAATTGCTACTTGACTTGATTGATGGGTCAGTTGTTGGATTAGGACTTGGTAATTCTTGTGATAAATTTTGTGTAGGTACAGATGCATTGACATTAATTAAATTAAGATCCGCTTGACCTAATCTTGGTGGTGTAGATATTTCTTGAGATGAAGCAGGAATATTTGTATTAGGACTATTTAATGTACTAGAACTATTTGTTGTACTATAAACAGTAATTTTATTTTCTAATGCTGTTATCGCACTAATAGCATATTTAGTATATGCAGAAATATATACTAAATATTGATCTAATTTTTGTAATTGACTATTATTAATTTCTTTACTTTTAGGATAATCAATTGTTGGTAATTTAAAGTCTTCTTCAATTGAATTTATATTTTTAGTAGAAAAATTTTTTATAGCGGTATTAAATTTAATACCTGAAACACGTAATTTTGTACCGAATTCTTGTATTTTAGCACCTCCTTCATTATCTAATTCTAAGTATTTTTGTTTGTATTTTAAATACTTTTCTAAATACTGTAATTCATCCATTATATAGTATAAAATAGAAATTAATTAACTGTAATAGGTAAAATATTTTTAGATATTCTTTCTTTAATCATAAATATAATAATTGTAAAACAAAATAATAAAGTAATACTATTAAATAAAACTATAATAAAATTATTTATTAAAATACCATATATTATCCAACAAGTAACGCCTGTTGTATGTATTACAAACATTACGGGTGAAAGATCTTCTGTTTTTTTTGTTTTTACTATTTTGTATAATTGAGGAAAAAATGAAATGGTTGTTCCTGTTCCAGCGATTAGTCCAAGGGGTAAAATGACATTGTCCATTACAATAATATTTTTAATAAAAATTATTATTTTTTTTCCTTCTTATTTATATGAAACAGTATTTACGTCAAAGAATACCAGAAAAAAAACAACCTAATAAACGAATTACTACAAAAATTGAACCTATAAATTTATTACCTAATTACACCAGAACAAAAGACGACCTTATTATTATTATTCCATTATTTAATATAACGAAATCAGTACGTATTTATCAAAATTTTTTGTATATCATTCAATTATTTGAAAAAAGTAATATTTTATACAGTGTTATTGAATTAGCGTACTTCGATGAACCTTTCTTTACTGAAGAAAAAGAAAATTATTTTCATTTAAGAACGGATTCAATTTTATTTCATAAAGAAAATTTACTTAAAATAGCTATTAATAATTTAAGTACTACTTATAAAAAATTTTGTATTATGGACGGTGACATCATCTTTGATGACCTTAATTTTTATGACAATGTGTCTATTTTACTTGACACTTATGACATTATACAACCTTTTAAAAAAGCGAATTGGTTATCAATTAATATGAAAGACACAATATTTAATGCATGTAGTTCTTGTTATACTTCTATAAATGAAACTGATGATTTTCCACATCAAGGATTTGTATGGGCTTTTACTTTAGATACTTTTAAAAAGATTGAAAATTTATTTGACTTAATTCCTATTGGTGCAAATGATACTTTGTTGTCAGGTATAATTTGTAATATACCAAAACATTTAAGTTCCGCACGTGGTTCACTTACTAAAATATGTTTAAATTATTCATTAGAACCAATAAAATTAAATTATTACTATTTAGACTGTACTATTTACCATTTATTTCATGGAACACTTAGTAAAAGAAAATATTCAGAAAGATTTACAGAATTTAGAAAATTAATAAATACAAAAGAACAATATATTAAAAAAAATGAACAAGGAGTATATGAATGGGTTGAAGAATACAAAGACCTTTTAAACGAATACATGACCTCTTACTTTAAATCCAGAGAAGATGACAACGTCTAAAAATTGATTTTTTTTTAGTTTAAAGACTACCTAATAAGTATTATTATGCGTTTTAAGTACCTCGATTCGCGTGACTTTCATATAGAAGATGACGATACACAAGAAGAAGAATATATCATTAAATTCTTTGGTAGAACTCCTTTAGATGAAGGAGAATACTCTGATAAGAGTATTTGTATAACAGTACATGGATTTACACCTTTTTTCTTTGTAAAGATGCCTGTTAATTGGAGTCAACATCACGCCAAGTCATTTTTTAATAAATTAAGAGATGAATATAAACAAAAAGACCTTATTCAATATTGTGTACGTGATAAATATGACTTTGATGGTTTTAATGGTCATCAAAAAGTTAAGTTTATACAATTAATCTTTAGAACAGCAAATGCTATGCGTAAATGTACTTGGATATTATCTAAACCATTTTATTTTAATGGAAAAAGAAATAACTTTAAATTGTATGAATCAAATATTGATCCAGTTTTAAAGTTAATGCATATTAAAGAAATTAGCGGTTGTTCGTGGATTTATATTGATAACGAAAATATTGAATTTACTAAAAAAAGTACGTGTTGTGATATTGAAGGTAATGTTAATTGGGAAGACTTGCATTCAAGTAAAACTGATAATGAAACTGGAACTTATTGCAGACTACGTGTCCTTTCATACGATATTGAAACTATGTCAAGTGATACTGGTTTTCCACAAGCATCTCGTGAAGGGGACTATGTAATTCAAATTGGTATGACATTTAATTACTATACACAAAGTGATTGTTATAAGAAGTACCTTATTTCACTTAATACTTGTGATGACATTCTAGAAACTACAGTTATTAATTGTAAAACTGAAAAAGAACTTTTAACTAAATTTGTTGAAATAGTAAAGAAAGAAGATCCTGATATTCTTACAGGATACAATATCTTTGGTTTCGATAACAAGTATCTTTACGACCGTTCTAAAATGTGTGGTGAATTATTTGCAAAAAAGTTTTCAGAATGGGGACGTATTAAAGAACCCTGTAATTTTGCGACGAAGAATCTTTCTTCTTCTGCTTTAGGAGACAATACACTTTATTTTTATGAAAGTATTGGGAGAGTTCAAATTGACTTGTATAAAGTAATTCAACGAGACTACAATTTAGAAATGTATAAATTAGATTTTGTCTCTTCACATTTTAATCAAAATACAATTTTAAATTTAACTGAAAACACTTTTGAAACACCAAATGTTAGTGGTTTAGAAGTTGGTGGATACTTCAAAATTAAAATGACTGAAAAGTTGTCTGGTGTTGAAGACTTTTATTGTGAAGAAAAGTACTTCGTAGAAAATATCGAAGGTAAAATGGTAACATTTTCAGGACCAAAGATTAATATTAATTTAGATGACTACACCATGAAATGGTGTATGGCAAAAGACGACTTACCTGCAGAAAAATTATTCAAATATTGGTTAATTGATTCACAACATAGACAAATTATTGGTAAGTACTGTATTAAGGATTGTGTTTTAGTAAATTTTTTAATGGAAAAATTAGACATTATTTCAACAAATATGGCAATGAGTTATGTCTGTTGGGTTCCGTTGTATTATATCTTTATTAGAGGACAAGGTATTAAAGCATTTTCACTTGTTGCACAACAGTGTAGAAAAGACAATTTTTTAATTCCAACAATTAAGAAAACCGATTATACAGATCGTATTGTTAAAATTGAAGGAGACTATAAACTTATTGAATTTGACCGTTGTACAAATGACAAATGTACTGAAAACTTGAATAAAAAAGTAGAACTTAGAGAATACTTCAGTGGGGAACGTGTATGTAATACTTGCAATAGACTTCAATACTACGGAGATTATGAAGGAGCACGAGTTTATGAACCAGTTCCAGGTGTGTATTGGCAACCAATTAGTGTCTTAGATTATGCTTCTCTATATCCGAGATCAATTATTAGTAGAAATATGAGTTGGGAAACACAAGTACTTGACCCAAAGTACAATTCACTTGAAGATTACAAATACTACACTGTATCATATAAAGACTCTCTTGGCAAAACGATTGAATGTATTTTTGCTCAGAATAAAGACAAGACACTTGGTATTGTTCCAAAGATTTTATTTAATTTACTTGATGAACGTGATGCTACTAAAAAGAAAATGAAGAAAGAAAGTGATCCATTTAAAAAGAAAATTTTAGATGGTCATCAATTAGCACTTAAAATTACAGCAAATTCGTTGTATGGACAACTTGGTGCATTAACAAGTCCTATTTATCGAAAAGACATCGCTGCATGTACTACAGCAGTAGGACAACATATGCTTTCTGTTGCACAAGACTTTATGGAAAATAAATTTATTGATGAATGTAATAAATTAGAAACTGGTGCTGACAAAGAATTTATTGAACAACTTTTTAGTAATTACACAATTGAACCTAAAATTATTTATGGTGACTCTGTAACTGCTGATACACCAATTTTAGTTAAAATAAATAATAAAGTTGAAATAAAAGAAATTCAAGAATTATTTACAATTGGTACAGACTATCCCGAATTTAAACCTGAAATTAAAGGTAAGAAAGAACAGTCTTTTACTGATTACTCTGTATGGACTAATGGTAAGTGGAGTAAAATTAAACGTGTTATTAGACACTTCACAGATAAAAAGATTTATCGAGTATATACTAAACAAGGTATTGTGGATGTTACTGAAGATCACAGTTTACTTGACAACAACATTACTTTACTAAAACCAAAAGAATGTATTGTTAATAGCACAAAACTTCTTGTAAATTATCCTGAATTTACTGAACAATTTGATGTTAAGAAAAGAATGTACTTTTACAATATATCCATTGATATACCAATGAGTATTTTACAAAGTAATTCTGATACACGGTTTAATTATTTACGACAGTATCGTGATACATGTAAAGAATCTTTTATTACAAGTTCAAATAAAATGATTATTGCTAAATGGTACTATTTACTGAAATCACTAAATTACATACCACATTTACGATATGCATACAATGTGTATTATTTAGATTACTCAAACAATTATGTTGATAATACAATATTAAAAATTGAAAGTCTAGGACATACACCACAATACGTGTTTGATCTTGAAACTGAAGATGGCGTATTTCAAGCTGGTATTGGTGAAATAATTGTTAAAAATACTGATTCTGTATTTACTAATTTCCAATTAAAAAATTTAGCAGGAGAAGAACAAACTGACAGAAATGCGAGACACTTGTGTATTAAATTAGGAATCTTAGCAGGTAAATTAGTTAAACCATATCTTGATTATCCACATGACTTGGAATATGAAAAAACATTTCATCCTTGGTTAGTAATTTGTAAAAAGAAATATGCTGGTGCAAAGTATGAAGAAAACCCTGATAAATTTTCAATGAATTATATGGGTATTGTATTGAAAAGACGAGACAACGCAAAAATTGTTAAAAAAGTTTGTGGTGGTATTCTAAATATTCTTTTTAAAGAAAAGAATACTGAACTCGTTGTTAATTATGTAAAGAATATGCTTACTGATATTATAAATGACAAATTTGATATAACGTATTTTATTACAACGAAAAAATTAGGTGGAACTTATAAAGGAATAAAATTAAGTACAGATAGAAAAGGTAAAGAAGGCGATTCTGGAGCATGGGATTGGGACGACGTTAAGTGTGGTCAAGCACACGTTGCATTGTGTCAACGCATGAAACATAGAGATCCTGGTTCAGCACCTCAAGTAAATGATCGTATTAGTTTTGTACAAATTTATAATATTAATGATGACAATTTCGCAAAGAAATTACAAGGTGAAAAGATTGAAGAAGTATCTTATGTATTAGAAAATAAATTACCAATTGATTATCTTTATTACATTGAAAATCAAATTGAAAATCCATCGTGTCAATTTTTAGAATTAATAATTGACTCCCCTGAAAAAACTATTTTTAGTCCTATTAAAAATGAAATCGAATTAGGTAGAAAAAAAATTAAAATGGGATTAACTGGTGGTACATTTAAAGTGGGTCGTAATACAAGTCGTAAAAGTAAAGTTGACACTAAAGACTTTAGTCCTAAAACAAAAAGATTAATTGAAAAGTTAAAAAGTCCGAGTACCGAAAAACCTAATAAATTTAATATTAATTTTTAAGTAAAGTTAAGTCTTCAGTATTTAATTCACTTGACAAGTCTGAACCACCTTCAAAAAATGATTTGTCATTAACTTTATTGTATGATGTTTCAGTTACTGTGTCTGAATATAAGTATCTTGTACCTGATACAAAACCTTGTCCAGCAAAGGTTTCACTTTCAGGTTCTGACATTGGTGAGTTATCACTGTCAGTTTCACTGTCTTTTGATTTTTTAGATTTTAATGAACTTGCAGAACTTAGGTCACTGCTACTGCTACTGCTGTCACTACCAGATGATGAACTTGGTGAGTCACCTTCTGATTCTAAAATAGCTTTATTGTATTTTCTACGTACACCACCTTCTTGTCCAGCAATTTCTTCCATAAATGCACTTGATGTTGATGAAAGATCAATTTTGTCATTTAAAATACTTGTATCAAATTGAGATGTTGCTGAAATATCTGAAATGTTATTTCCTTCAGTATCAAGAATACTTGGTACACCATTATTTACAGACATTACATTAAAGTTGTCTGGTTCAGATGAAACAATTGCTTTACCATTGTTTAACATTTTTGCTTCATTCATGATTTCTTCATAAGTATTACTTGTTACAGTATTATCATTATTAATATCTGTAAATGATATTGGTGAAATAGAACTGATTGTATCTAAATTGTTCATATATATAAAATATAAGAAATTTATTTTTTTCTATAATAATTAATGATATACATTGTTCTATTCATCATTTCAATAGTTTTAATCTATATATTTTTTGTTATTAACCATAATAATTTAATTCTAGTTAAATCAACCATTGACGATAGAAGTTATCTTGTAAATAATTTACCTGATGCACAAGCTGCCGCTGATACTTTAGCAAAATTACGTCAAAATATGATTAAATTAGTAAGTGCTATTGACAAAGACTTCCAAGCAGATTATGTTCCTGATTTTAAAGAACGTGTTATTAATATTAGATTTATGGAAAATCCTATTTTAGTTCCAAGTAAAGAAATGACAAGTTATACTGTAAATAAAACAGATAGATTAGTATTGTGTTTACGTGGAGGTGAAAATTTCGAATTACAAGATTTCAATACAGTAACTTATGTCTGTATTCATGAAATTGGACATGTTGGAAATAAATTTTATAATCATGGAAATGAATGGCTAACTTTATTTACGGAACTTCTTAAACTTGCTATGAAAATTGGAGTATATACAGACCAAGATTACCTTGAGACCCCCGTACTCTATTGTGGCGTATTGTTAGTCAATGAGCGGCTTTACTGAAAAGTTTAAATCTATTTAAATAGACACCTATTTTATATTGTATCAAATGACAAAATGTAAAGGTAATAATTGTACTAAAAACGCTTCATACAATGTAAAAGGACAACCAAAAAAATATTGTAAAGACCATAAAACACCAGAAATGATTGATGTTTCACATCCTGTGTGTCAAGAAAAAAATTGTCCAATAAGAGCATCCTATAATTTAGTTGGACAAAAAAAAGGAATTTATTGTGCTGAACATAAATTAGAAAATATGGTAAACGTTGTTTCACAAAAATGTATTGTTTGTAATAAAATTGCAGTCTTTAATGAAGAAGGAAAAACAAAAGGTATTTATTGTGAAGAACATAAAAAAAATGGTATGGTAAATGTTAGAAGTAAAAAATGTAAAAAGAAAGGTTGTAATAAACAACCAGTTTTTAATGATGTAGGTAAAAAAAGTGGTTTGTATTGTTGTGAACATAAAAAAAATGGTATGGTTGATGTCGTTAATAAAAAATGTGTTAAATGTACAAAAGTTCCAATATATAATTATTCACATTTAAAAGTTGGTCTTTATTGTGCTGAACATAAATTAGAAAATATGATTGATGTTATTAATAAAAGATGTAAAGAAGAAAATTGTCCAACACTAGCAAATTTTAATTATCCAGATAAAAAAATTCCTGAATATTGTTCACTTCATAAAAAACCAGATATGATAAATTTAAAAGATAAAACATGTTTAAATTGTTCAAAACTACCAAGTTATAATTATCAAGACCAAACTACACCAATTTATTGTAAAGATCATGCCCTAGAAGGAATGATTGATATAAAATCTAAACATTGTCAGTTTGAAAATTGTACTATACAACCTTCGTTTAATTTACCAAATGAAAGTGTTCCTATTTTTTGTAAAACACACGCAAGTTCTGAAATGATTAATGTAAAGGCACCAAAATGTCAATTTGAAAATTGTAATATACAACCTTCTTTTAATTTACCAAATGAAACTATTCCATTATACTGTAAAAAACATGCAACTAACATAATGATTGATGTTAGATCTATGAAATGTCAAAATGAAAATTGTAATATACACGCATCATTTAACCTACCTGAAACAAATATACCATTATATTGTAAAATACATGCCAGTCCAGATATGATAATTATTCATGCAAATTTATGTATTTTTAAAAATTGTAATAAACAGGCATCGTGTAATATTAAAGGTGAAAGAGCGTTGTATTGTGCTGAACATAAATTAGACAATATGGTAAATGTAACAGCAATAAAATGTAAAGAATGTGAAACAAAAGCAACATATAACTATTCAACAGAAACAAAACCCGCTTATTGTTCAGTTCATAAATTAGATGGCATGTTTGATATTACTAAATGTGGTAAATGTATTTATCCAAAGTGTTCTGGTAAACGTATCTATGGAAGTGTAAAAGCATACTTCTGTGAAGAACATAAAGAACCAGATATGATAAATGTAAAAGAAGAAAATAAATGTTGTTTATGCGAAAAAGAATATCACTTTATTTATAAAGACAATAAAAAATATTGCACTACACACTATCCAAACCAAACAGAAATATTAAAAATAAAAAGAAAATGTAAATGGTGTGATATGGAATTTGATTCTGATTATATTTGTAAAGAATGTAAAATTAGAACTCAAAAAAAAGAATATGGTGTAGTACGTTATATTAGAAAAAATATAGATACACCTTTTATATACAATAAATTTATTAAAAATACAAAGCGACGACCAGATTTATTATTTGAATTAGAAAATCATTATTTAGTTGTTGAAATTGATGAACATCAACATAAAAATTATAATTGTGAATGTGCAAGAATAAATGAAATTGTAAATGGTTTACTTAAACCAGTTGTATTTATAAGGTTTAATCCAGATAAAATAAATAGTAAAATTAATATTCCAAATTCAGTACGTTTAGAACTTCTAAAAAATA